AACCAGATGATGCTGCTTCTCCTGTCCATTTAAATTCAGTTGATTGACTTGCACAACCTTGTGACCAATCTCTATCCCAATCAGGATTATCTTTCCTCCATTGGTCATATGCAGACATACTTAAGGATAGTTCTTTTTTCTCACCAGTTTTTTGATTTATGACAGGATAATTAGGCATAATTGTTTAAATTTTGTAGAATTATTTAGACCCACTCAAGGGCTTCTGAGACAGCAGGAAACTGTTCGGTAAACACCTTCCTACATCCTTCTGCAATATCCATATGTTCTTTCTGCGTTCCGTGTGCAGATCTTAGATTTATATAATGTATCCAAGAACGACAAGAACCAGTCATATAGATTCTAGTAGGAGTACATAAAGGTAGAACCATTCTAGCACACTCCTTTGCAACTCCTTCCTCTAACATCTGATTATATAATGCAGTCGCAGAATTAAATAAAGTTTGCATTTGCATTTGTAATTTTTGTGTTACAAAATCATTAAGATCATCAATAGAATTCTGACGGTTCTTTGTATCCTGTCTTCTCAATTCTGGTAATGGAATATCACCTAATGCAGTGCTTGCAGCATATCTTTGAGAAAACTCCTGAAATGTAAAACTTCTATGTCTTAAGATTTGTGCCGCAATAGCACGTGTTGTCTCAATTTCCAAAGTCATCGAAGATTGCTCAAAAACACTCCAATGGTTATGTTTGATGCAATACTTCAAAAGTCCAGCATACTTCTCATTATCCTGATTTGAAGGATTTGACACTCTGGCAATATATGCCATTGTCTGTTCTGCATCAGGAGTGATACTTACAAGTGTTACAGTCATTTTTTACCAAATCCTTCAGGTTTTTTTCTTTTAGTTTTTGCCACCTCTTCCTCCAAAACAGAAAGTTGTTCTTTCATAAATTCAAGTTCTTCAGAATTATATAAGTAATCTTGCCGAAGAGCTTTTCTTAAATTTTTAAGAATGTATTTAGTTCTCATTAGTCGTTATCATCATAAATTTCATCATAATCAATCAATGGAGATTCATATGCTTTTGAATGTTTATAAGCATCAACATCAGAATACACCTCTGCTTTTAAAGAATCAATTAATAATTCTAAATTACGGACAATCAATTTCAATTTATCCTTATCCATAAGAAATTTTCATTTTATTTAGTATAACATGATTTAATAATTATTTCAATGGTTGATCTCCATGATACCATTTTACTAAAGAATATCTTGTACCAGAAGTAACAGGAGTTACCTCATGTGTCATTCTACTATCAAAAACAATAATAGAACCTTTAGATTTACATGCTGTAATTGTACTATTATTAACATTATTATATAAAATCAATTCACCATCTTCATATTCATTCTCATCTGATAATTCAAGACTTAAACTTAATTTTCTTGTTATATGTGCATCATTATCTCCATAATCGGTATGTTGTTTATAAAAACAACCTTCAGTATATTTTGAAAATTGTAAAACTTCTTTATCCTCATCTGATAAATCATAATGAAAATTTACAAAATTTGCATATCTTATGTAACCACCTATCAATGCATTTATCCAACTAGTTTTTCTAAATGAAACTTCAACATTTCTTATATCTTTATTATAAGTCTCTTGCTCTCCTACTTTTCCTTCCTTATAATCAGAATTAAAATTTTCTATAATAATGTCACAAACATTTGATGGTATTTCAGATTTCCATTCCCAAGCAGGATATACCATAATTACCTATTTTTATTCAATTTATTATAACATAAAAAAAGGAGGGGATCAACCCCTCCTTGATTTTATTATGCAGAGACTACACAATACTGTGTTTCCTCTGAGTGCCTGATCCCCCTGTAAGTAAGATCAGATTTGATTTTCTGACAAGCTTTCTTGTCATTGGTGTCATAAGACACACCACGGTAAGTGACTTTTGCCATTGGCTTGCTCCAAAGTAGTAGGGGTTTTAATCCGTTCCTTTAGTCGGCTTTTGCGTCCCAACAACCTGGTTCAGTGTTTGCTTTGATAACTTCGGTTAGTTCTTCTTGAGCATCCTTTGAAAGATAACTGTTATTTACAGCATTCTCTAAAAGATGATCAGCACCTTGACAGGTTAGAACTAAAGTACCAAAACTAGCAATGAGTAGGTTCATAGGATGAACGATCCGTTCCGAGTCGGCTTACTTGCGACCTGATTGTATCAGGTTGAACGATTGTGTTAATACTAACACAGTTATAGTATATAGTCAAGTAATTATGTAACTCTTGTTACAAAACCTTATAATCTAACCCATTCTCTATCCTCAACTCTCTCTTTCCTATTAATAGGAAAGCTTACAGACATTCTTTTAGTTTTTGATATTGCTAAATGTGGAGCATATACAGGAATCCATATAGTATCTCCTGGTTCCATATCAACATCCAGTATTGGTTCTTCAGGAACTTCTTCAGGAGTCATTTTATAATCATTAAAGTTAGGATCAACTATATCCCATACCTTAAAATTGGTAGTTCCTTCACATTGAACTATTACATTATCACTTCTATCATAATGCACACCAAAAGGATGCTCGTCTATTCCCACACCACTACTATGACGACACATATAAATGTGTGCATCGGTTTGATAATTATATTCATCTTCTAAACTTTTAGCAAATGAATTAATTTTCTCTGTACATCTTGACATATCAGTCAAATAGCACATATTAGTATCCATTAAACCTTTAAGTAAATATGGTGGATAACAATTCTTATCTAAAGCCCAAACAGAATTATCCCATTTATAAGCATCTTCATTAAGAATAAACACTCTCTTATCAGTCATTAAAGGACGAATATTAATAAGGTATTCTAATTCTTTCCAAGAAAAAAGATTGGGACAATAATTTTTCTTAAATTGTGCTTTCAAATTTAACTTTTCCTTTTCTTCTTGGGTGGTACTGGTTTCTTATATCCATATGAATGTGGACTTACATTACCATATCCCCAATTAATTGCCTTAACTGCATCTTTTCCATACTTATCATAATAGTAATCAAATACATTCACTTGTTTACCAGAACGAATAACATCAAGATATTCCTTACCTTCAACAACATAAGTGACATTAAAGGCATCACTAGGAAATTTAGGATCCTTTGCCTTATCTAATGTTGTCTTTTCTAAAAGAAGTTCACAAGAATAATCAGAAGGTTTAATTTTTTCCTCTTCCTTTTCCTCTTCCACTTTTTGTTTTTCTTTTACAGTAGTTGTCATGATCGACCACCCCAAGTAATATCAGGATAAGCCTGTGCTACTACTTCCTTTGTAACCTTATACTTAGATTCTAGATCATGATCTTTTGCAAGAATAAGAATCTCTGCTTCTAATGGATGAAGACCTTCTAAAATATTAATAAACATTGACTCACGACGAATATTATTCATCTCATCATTACCACCCTTTAAAAAATTATAGAAATTCTTAAATTCTCTACGAATTGAAGTATGTCCTTGCTGATCTCCTGTACCTAAAGAGAAATTTCCAGATTCATGCATCTTACGAATTTCATATGAAATTTTAGTACTTAATGATCCACTATATGAAGTTTGATCATCGTATCCCTCATAAGGAACCTCACCTGGTGGAAGTAATGATATACAAGTATCATCAAAATTCCAAATAAGAATTGCTTCTAATGAAGGATCTCTATGTTCCTGAAGTACTTTTACTTTATTACCCTTTGTTCTTTGTCGAGATACTAAATCCAATACTTCAAAAGCAAATGGATTATGTGGTAATTTTTCAATAGGTTTGACGATCTTTTTAGTCGTCTTCTTCGTCGTCGTCGTTGTCATAATTGTTTTCAAATCTGAATGCTATAACCTCATCAGGAATAATATTCCCATTTATATCTAACATTTCGGGGTGAGGTCGTGGTACTTCCCGATAGTTCATCATATAGTCTCGTGCAGCCCATCCAAATAATGTTCCTACAAAAAAGAATAATAAAGATACTGGTAAAAATAAAGTTAATACTATATCTGTAGACATTTTTCTATCTCCTTCAGGTAATTGGTTGTCGTTCTGCTTTTTCTTTCCTCCTTTAAGAATAAATTTTATTATTCTTCT